CCGAAACCCCAGGAAGCGCGCCGATCCCGTCGAGTTCGTCGCGCCTCGCCTGGAAACGGCCATGCCCGCCGACGTTACGGGCAGCTATGGCGGCGAGGCGGCGGGTTGGATCGCCAAGTACATCGGTGATGAGCTGCGCCCCTGGCAGCGCTACGCGCTAGAGCGGATCTTGGAACATCGCGAGGATGGGTCGCTGCGCTGGCGGCGTGTCATCATCACCGTCTCGCGCCAATCCGGGAAGTCGATCATGGCGCGCGGTATTTGCGGTTGGCGGGTCGGCGCCGCCGACGTTTTCGGCGAGCCTCAGATCGTGTTGCACGTCGCCAATATCCGCGATACCGCCCGTCAGATTTGGACGCCCGCCGCCCACGCGCTCGCGCTGTCGATCGGCGCCCAATTGCGGCGCGCGAACGGCCAGGAAGCGCTCGCGCTCGCCGACGGCTCTAGCTGGCGCATCGCCGCGAGTAACTTGGATGGCGGCGTCGGCTCTAGCGTTTCGCTCGCGTTCGTGGATGAAGCCTGGCGGATCGATCGTCAAGTCGTAGACGGCTCGATCGCCCCGACGATGCTGGAACGCTGGTCGCCGCAGCTCATCCTCTGCTCGACGTCGGGCGACGGCGGCTCAACCCTGCTGCTAGAGGAACGCGATAAGGCGATCGCCCAGCTCGGCGACCCCGACGCCGCCCGCGTCCTGCTGCTGGAATGGTCGGCGGCGCCCGATTCCTACCCCGACGACCGCGAGGCTTGGCGGCTCGCTTCGCCGCATTGGTCGCGCCAGCGCATCGAGGCGCTAGAGCACGCTTTCGAAACCTCGACCGAATCCGAGTTCCGCCGTCAGTACCTAAACCAATGGGTCTTGGCGGCGCGGTCGTGGATCGCGCCTAGCCAATGGGCCGAGGCGGGCGACCCCGAGTTGGTCGTTCCGGGCCCGGGCCCGGGCACGATCGCGATCAACGACCAAGACGGGCATCCGGGCGCCTGCGGGTTCGTGCTCGCCGTCGCCGCCGACGACCGCGTTTATTTGTCCGGGCGCGCGTTTCCATCCAGGCGCGCCCTTTGGACGGCGCTAGAGCCGCTGGTCGCCGCCCGCCGTGGCGCCCGCCTGCTCTACCCGTCCAGCTTCGAAAAGCATGTAGCCCGCCTGCGCGGCGTCCAGGCGCTAAAGGTCGGTTCCGCCGAGCAGCGCTCCGGCTATGGCCCGACCTTGGCGGCGATCGTGGACGGGCGCCTAGCCCACGATGCCGACGCCGAGCTGACCCGCCAAATGTTGACCGCCACGCCCGTAACCGTGCCCGACGTCGGAACCACGCTAAGCGCCCGCCGCTCGCCTGGCCCGATCTACCTCGCCCGCGCCGCCGTTTGGGCGATCGGCTTCGAGTTGCGCCCCGACCAAGGCGCCCGCGCTATGGTCGTATCCGGCTAAGAGCGGCGGCGGGGTTCGAACCCGCGTCCTCTCGGTTATGAGCCGAGCGCGCTACCGCTGCGCCACGCCGCTTCGCGCGAGTCTACCCGCAATTGGCGAGGGCAAACAGCCGACCGCGCCGCCATACTTGCCCCGAGATGGGGCTGCGCCGCTGGTTAGCTGCTGATCGTGATCCCCGAGCTGCGATCGCGGCGCCATCGGCGCTGGCCCCTCGCGGCGCCGCCTCGATCCTGCGCGCGGGTCGTTCGGGAACCACGCTCGAAGTCGCGCAAGTCGATTTCGCGGGCGAGGCGGTCTCGCGCGAGACCGCGCTGTCGGTTCCGACCGCGCTCGCTTGCCGCAATCTGATCGTCGGAACCGTCGTCCAGCTTTCGCTCTACCGCTACCGCGCGGGCGAACGCCTGGAACCCGACTATCTAACATCGCGGCCCGACCCCTCGACCACGATCGCCGCCACGCTCGGCGGAACCATTGACGACTTGATCTTTTACGGGCGCGCCTATTGGCGCGTGCTCGACCGCGACAGCGAGGGCGGCGTTCGCCGCGCCCGCTGGACGCCTTACCGCGACGTTTCGCCGCAGGCGCGCAGCGCTGGCGGTTCCTATTCCGAGCTGCTGGCCTATCGGGTCGCTGGCGAGCGTGAGCTGGTCGCCCTTTCCGACATGATCCGCTTTGATTCGCCGCTTCCGGGCGTGCTCGACGTCGGCGGGCGCACGCTACAGATCGCGATCGAGCTAGAGCTGGCGGCGCGCCGCTTCGCGGGCGTCGAGCTGCCAGCGGGCACGCTCAAAAATGAGGGAACCGAGGTCGGCGAGGCGGAAGCCGCCGCCATCGTCGCTGGTTTCCAGGCGGCGCGCCGCCAAAACGGAATCGCGTTCCTACAGGGCGTCGCCTATTCGCGCGAGGATCTGTCGCCCGCCGACATGCAATTGGTCGAGGCGCGCGCCAACGCCGCTACCGATGTTGCCCGCCTGTTCGGCGTGCCCGTGGCTATGGTTTCCGCTTCGCCCTCGGGGAACGCCTCGGCGCTGCTCTATTCGAACCTTTCGCAGCAGCTCGCGATCATGGTTTCGTCGGCGGTCGCCCCGCATCTTCGAACCGTCGAGCTGACCATTTCCGACGTTTACCCGCGCGGAACCTCGGTCGCGTTTGACGTCCAAACGTTTTTGCGTTCCGACCCCCAGGCTGCCGCCGACTATGCGATCGCGCTGCTCGGCGCGGGCGTTATCAACCAAAGCGAGGCGCGCTCGCTGCTTGGAATCCCGACGACGCCCGCCCCGGTCGCCGACCTAACGCCAGGAAAGGTGTGAAGCCATGCTGCGATTCGAAATGGACGTATCCGCCGCCGACATTCCCGCGCGCACGATCGAGGGCGTGCTGGTTCCCTACGGCGAGGTCGCCACGGTCGAGGGGCGGCAGATCCGCTTTCGCCCCGGGTCGGTCAGGCTGGCCCGCTCGCGAACGCCGCTGCTGATCGACCACGACCGCGCCAACCCGGTCGGCGTGCTCGCCGACACCTTCACCAACGATGATGGAATCCTGCTCGGGCGCTTCCGCATCGATGAGACCGCCGAGGGCGACCGCGCTTTGATCCAAGCCGCCTCCGGGTCGCGCGGCGCCTTTTCCGTCGGCGCCGAGGTCGAGGGGCGCGAGCAGGCGGGCATCCTCGATATCGAATCCGCCGAGGTCGTCGAGGTTTCGCTGCTCGCCCTCGGCGCCTTCGCGGGCGCGACCGTTACCCGCGTCGCCGCCCAAGCCGACGACCCGCCGAGCGAACCCGACGACCCCGACCCCGACCCCGACCCCGACCCCGACCCCGACCCCGACCAACTTGAGATTTCCGACGTCGATCCCGCCGCCGCCGAGGGCGCGGGCGCGGCGGCGGCTGCTCCCGACCCGGAACCCGCCGAGCGAGAAAGGACGCAACTCATGACCGAAGCGAGCGCCCCTACCCCTGTAATCCTGGCCGAGCGCGGCCCCGACCCGACCCGCCTCGGCGCGGGCGAGCTGGTTTCGCTGTTCATTCGGGCGCAGCATGGCGAGCACGACGCCCGCCGCTACGTCGAGGCGGCGCTGACCGAATCCGCCGCCGCCAATCTGACCGGGCTGCTGCCGCCGCAGTACGAACGCGAAGTGATCGGCGCCAAGGAAATCAGCCGCCCGCTCTATACCGCGTTCCGGTCGCGCCCGCTTCCGGGCGTCGGGCTGCTGGTCTCCAAGCCGAAGTGGACGACCCCGCCCAACGGCGCCTGGGCGGCGACGATCGACGCCGACGCCACCTCAACGGGCGTCGTGATCGGGTCGCAAACCGCCGATGTTCGCCGCTGGGATTGGGCGGGCGCGATTCCCTGGGTCGTCGTCCAGCGCTCCGACCCCTCGATCGTGGACGAGATTTACAGCGAGGCGATCCAAGACTTTTACTTGGACGTCGAGTCGATCATCTACGCCGAGCTGTCCGCCGCCGCCCCTGGCGTCGCGACCAAGCTCGGCGCTGCCATCGCCGAGTTCTACGTCGCCTGCGGCAAGTCGCCCGACGTGATCGTGATGGCGCCCGACGTTTGGGGCGACTTCGCCGACGTCGGCGCGCTCTCGACCCCGCTCGGCCAGGGCGGCGTTTCCGGGTCGGAGCTGACCACGACGTTTGCGGGCATCTCGGCTGTTACCTCGGGCACGCTCGCGGCGGGCGAGACCGTGCTGGCGACCCGCCGCGCCGTCGATGCGCGCACGACCGAACCCGTGCGCCTGACCGCCAACGCGATCGGCGCCCTCAACGTCGAGCTGGCGGTCGTCGGCGAGGGGCTTTTCGATACCGACTACCCCGCCGAGCTGATGAAGTTCGCCGCCATCGTTCCCGCGCTCGCCGCTGGCGCGACCGCGAGCAAGAAATAGGGCGCCGTGGCAGCAGCGCCCGCTTGGTTGACCGTCGAGGACGTCGCCGCCTACTTGGATCTTCCGGGCGACCCGACGACCGACGACAATCTCGGTACCTCGACCGCCGCCGTAAAGGCGGCGGTCGAGCGGCGCCGCGACGACCTTTTCGACGCCTCCGACCCGCCCGCGTTCGTTCCCGGTGACGACGTAAAGGCGGGCGCGATCTTTTGGGCGGCGCTGGTCTATCAGACTCGTAACGCCCCGAGCGGGTTCGCCGGGTACGGTGACGAGACCATGCTCTTTGACTCGCTCGGCGCCCGCCGCGCCGAGGTTATGCGCCTACTCGGTTGGCGGCGCCCGACGACCGCCTGATGGCTACCGCCGTAACTCATCCTGCGACCCGCGCCATAAACGCCGCCCTGGCGCTGCTGGAAGCCGCCTCGATCGATGCGACCCGCGACCCGGGTTCGTTCTACCCGCAGCCTGCGGGCGTCCTTGTAGGGCTTCCTGCGCTGGTCAAGCGCGGCCAGGCTTCCCGCGTCTACGAGCTGTCGGTCTTGGTCGTGTCGGGCGACCCGCTCAACGATGAGTTGGCGGTCGATCGGCTCTATGCGCTCGCCGACGACGCCGCGCTCGCGCTCGCCTGCGCCAGCTACCAAGTATCGAGCTACCGCAGCTCGGTCAACGCCGAACCTTTGCCCGCCCTCGAAATGACCGCCACCGTGTCCGTTACCGAAAGCGAGGTTTAGCCATGCCATTTGCCGATTCGCGCTTGGGCCCTGGAACCCTGCTACTTGGCCCCGCGCCAGGCCCGCCGACCCACGACTTTTCCACCCAAGCCGCCGCCGTTCGGCTAACCCCGTCGGTCGATTCCGAGGACGGAACCCCGACCTTGGCGGCGCCCGACCCCGCCCCCAACGCTTCCGTTTCCTGGGCACTCAACATCGACGCCATCCAAGACTTCGAGGAAGCGGCGGGTTTCGTCAACTACCTCATGGATAACGCCTTGGACGAGCAGCTTTTCGAGTGGGTTCCGCTCACGAGCGACGGAACCTCATACGCGGGCACGGTTCAAATCGTGCCGATCGAGATCGGCGGCGACGTCGCCGTCCAAGTCGTTACCTCGGTCGAGCTGCCGCTGGTCGGCGACCCGACCCGAACCGACGGTGTGCTGACGGCGACCGCGAGCACGAAAAAGGGCGACTAGATGATTCGCTTTACGGGCACGGTGCACTACAAGGATGGGCGCGAGGAAACCTACGCGGCTGGCGGCGGCGCCCAGGCGGATTGGGAGGAATACGCCGCCCGTCATGGCTACCCGCTGGTTCCGACGCCCGACACGATCACCACGTTTCCGGTCAAGACATGGCAGATGTTCCTGGCCTATCTCGCCCTCGACGTGCCCGAGGGCTTCGACGTTTGGCGGCGAACCGTGCTCGACGTCGATACCGAGGATGCGCCCGAGGCGGTAAACCCTACCCTCGTGGAAGCTATCGGCGAGCCATGATCGAGCTGGCGGTCACGCTCGGTTGGCCGCTGGCCTACGTCGAGGGGCTTTCCGATATCGACGTCGCCACCGTCGTTTCGGTTCTGGAAGCGCGCGCCAATGGCAACTAGCAAGCGCGGCGGCGGCATCACGAACGTCGAGATGGAGGGCATGTTGGAAACGATCGGCGCCGTGCGCGCCCTCGAAAAAGAGCTGCGAAACGAAGCCAACTCGAAGCTGCGCGCCGCCGCCAAAGAGTGCGCCGCCCCGCTCGCCGCCGA